ACTGATGTTAACTGTGTAACAAGTTACATGGTGGAGAACAACATCAGCCCGCAAGCATCAATCGTACTGACCGATGGTTATTTGTATGGTGGTTGGGGTATGTGGGATTGCCCAGTGTTGTGGTGCATACTCGACAACAAAAGTGCAACACCTAATTGTGGTTCAACAGTACATGTTAAATCAGGAGATATGATATGAGTGAGTCATTTGGTATGGGCATGGAAGCCGTACACAAACGCATGGAGTGGGACAGGGCAGTGGCAGAGGTACAAGAGGCAGTGGAGTTTCGGTTAGAGGCTATGACAATGCGCTACTCTCATTGCACCGAAGAAGAAAGAGAACGGCTTGCCCAAGCATGGGCAAGAATATTACAGGGATAAGGTACATCTTACCCCCTAACGTAACTAAACAACTGATAACAAGTTCTACAGTGTAGAACTTTATTGAGGAACTAAACTATGGCAATGTTTCATTACAATCTAAATACTTTCGCGGAAGTAGAACGACGCTACGACAGCGTCAAACCAATACGTACTACAGGTCAAGTACCACTCGGTGATCGTGCGCGTAAGTGGGAGCACATCATCAAGGTCAACAAGAACAAGTACGTACTCATGGACAAGATACCCGACGATGAGGGTAACAGGTTCTGGTGTGGTAGCACCAAAGAAGAGATAGCACGTGCGCCTGTTACGTGGACAAGATGTGCGCATACTGGTATCGAGAAAATACGCGTGCGCAACGACTATGGTGACACGTGTCACAATCAACGCTATTCATTCTTAGCACGTGCGCTACCGAGGTGTATGGGTTTTCTTGTTCAAAGTGGTAAGCAATACGTCATACATGGTGATACTAATCATTACCTACCCAAGTCTACGTGGGTCAACAGTCACATGTATAAGTCGCTAATTGATATGCGTACAAGTCATGGCGAGACTAGGTGGAATACACAGCCTATGACAAAGACTGATGATGGTAAGTACCTAGACTTTGAGCGTGATTCATTCAAGTCACGTGAACAGTGGACGTGTACAACCGCACGTCACAAACAACCCGTAACACGTACCAAGATAAGTGGTGAGAAGAAAAAGTATTACGAAGCTATACGTGAGTATGCCGAATGGGCTTACATAATGCAAAACATATTGTATACAGGTGAGCATTATGACTGGGAACGTCAGCGACTTATACAACATCAGTGTGGTACTGCGTTAAATGACCACGATGAGTTTCGTAAGATGTTGAAAGATAACACTGATGAAAGGCGATCACCTGTGGCTATATCCATATTGGGTGATATATCCGAGTACAGTTGGCAAGAGCATAAGTCAACGCTACCACAGGACAAGTCCAAGTTTATAAGCAGGTTCAAGAGCCACGTTGACAAGTTAGCCAACTTCAAAATCAAATATCAAGGCTACAAATAGGAGATATGAAATGTTTTTAACCGCCATACCAAGAGGAATAAGTTACCACAAAAAGGGTGAGACTGGGCGACCAATAAGTGCAGTGAAAGACTTGTTGAACGCTACGAAACAAGACAAACGCCATGTGTACGAGTGGGGTAAGTTCTGCCAGTTCTTTGATGACTTTGTGTACAAAGCTACGATGCACTTACCCGACGTAGAGTTTGTTATGACTACAGTGTCGTCAAGTAAATATGAGTTAGTGGTGTTTTACAAAGATGATTTGTGTGAGATGGGTAGACTGTGTACCACGTACTACAATGGTAACTTGCAATACCACGTGCAGAGTCAAGCCATACAGAACCAACGATACTGCCCACACAACTCACCCGATGACCACCACACGTTATCGAGTAAGAATGTATCGAAAGCCGTAGCTAATGCGCGTAGGTATTTGCGTCCTAATACAATGTCCGATATTGCTAGGTCAACACATGGTGACGTGGAACAAAAGATTATGAAACATCGTGGTGTCGCACGTAGTAATCGTGCAAATCGGGCAAGCGAGGTAGGATTCGACGTAAGTCCTACAGGTCTCTTGCCCGACATAGCACAAAAAGTTATGGCTATGCACCAAATGGGGTTGATGACTGTAGATGAAGAGTTAGATAGAAAGCTAGGCAAGATGTACGATGCCATTGAGGAACACGATAAACTACTTGGTGAAGATGACGAGTACATGACTTGTGTGTGGATAAAGAACGATGAGATACAGATGCACCCATTCGATGTACACTACAAACATGCCAGTCAATCCACTAGAGTAAGTCGTGGTCAAGCACCGTGGGACGAAAGCTTTGGACGTTTCCCTAGTACAATACCGCGTAACGAGTTACCAGATAGTGTAGCGGATAGGGTAGCTGTGTTAGATGTCTTAGGGGTTAATGATTTTGTATATGATGTTGGCGTTAAGTTATCAGATAGTGTATATTACGTTAGGTATGACTGGGGATATACAGAGTAAATAAAGTTCTACAGTGTAGAACAAATATAAGGAGCAACGATATGGCTATGACCCCCGAGGGCAAGGTTAAGAAGAAGATTGTCGCCTATTTAAAAGAGATCGGAGCATATTACTTTTTCCCCGCTACAGGTGGATATGGTAAGAGTGGTGTGCCTGACATAGTAGGTTGTTATAAAGGTAAGTTCTTTGGTATTGAATGTAAGGCAGGTAACAACAAGCCTACGGAGTTACAGAAGCACCAATTAAAACTTATATCCGAGGCAGGTGGTATTGCTACTGTAACGAATGAGGATACGATTCACTCACTGCGGTACATATTAAATGGTTTACCTGAGTCAGACCCTAGCCAGTTAGAGTTAGACTTTGATTGAGGGTAAGCCTGTAGTTGAGGCTGAGTTAGAAAGTATTGATATGGCAATACGTAAAGAGCGCAACCGTCTATGGAAACTAGAAGATGAAGATCAAGACCCTAGTTACCACTGGCTTGAATACTTACAAGCTGAGAAGGCGCGTGGCGTACAAATAATGGTAGTTAATTTTTGAGGATAATATTATGGTAGATGCGACTAGTGAAGAGTGGGACGCGTTAAAGAAGAACCACCCCAGACTTGTTAAGAAGTGGGAAGACTTTCGTGAGCAGTACCCTGACGATAACATTGAAGATGTAGTAAACAACCCTAACCACTACAATACAGGTGGCGTGGAGTGTATCGAGGGTATCGAATCTAGTATGACTCCTGATGCGTTTCTAGGTTATCTCAAGGGTAACTATGAAATACTTATGGCGTTATGAGTACAAGGGTAAGCCCCTTGAAGATTTAGAGAAAGCCCAATGGTATCTAAATCTGTTATTAGAACGGAATAAATAATGGATTTAATTACTGTAGACTTTGAGACGTACTACGACAAAGACTTCTCACTACGTAAGGTAACAACGGAAGCCTACATACGTGATCCTCAGTTTGAGGTGATCGGTGTAGGTGTTAAACTTAATGACAACCAAACTGAATGGGCGAGTGGCACACATGAACAGATTAAGAAATATTTGGATTCATTCGATTGGGCAAACAGTATGTTGCTATGTCACAACACTATGTTCGATGGCGCTATTCTTTCTTGGATTTTTGATGTGCGTCCTCGCGTGCTTGCTGATACTCTTTGTATGGCTAGGGCATTGCATGGTGTCGAGGTTGGTGGATCACTTCATGCACTTACTGAGCGGTATAATCTCGGGCGTAAGGGGACGGAAGTCCTAGATGCTATAGGCAAACACAGGGATTCTTTCACGTCAGAACAGCTTAGCAAGTACGGAGACTATTGTGTTAATGATGTTGAGTTAACTTATAAGCTGTTTATGAAGATGTGCAAAGCAGGGTTTCCTAAACAAGAGATGCGTATTATTGATATGACGTTACGCATGTTCACAGAACCAATGCTAGACCTAGACATTGGATTACTCCAACAACACTTAGAAGACACCCAGAAGACCAAAGAAGATTTGATAGAGTCAAGTGGTGTCACACGTGAACAGCTAATGAGTAACCCTAAATTTGCCGAACTACTGGTATCCCTGAATGTCGATC